AGTATGGCGACACGGTGCACATCAACTCCCTGGAAGATATCACCGTCAAACCCTACACCCCCAACACTGACATTGATGCCCCCGAACAGCTGACCACCGTCGACCAGACCCTGCTGATCGACCACGGCATGTATTACAATTTCTATGTCGACGATGTGGACGCCGCCCAGGCCCGCTCTGAGCTGATGGACGCCGCGATGCGCAACGCATCCTATCGCCTGGCCCAGGACACTGAGGACTACGTGATCGAAAAGCTGCTGGAAGGCGCTACCAATGCCGGTTCCGGCGCGCTGACCGAGAGCAACATGTACCAGCAGATCGTGGCCATCAAGACCGCGATGGACGAAAAGAATGTTCCCCGCGAGGGCCGCAAGCTGATCGTCCCTCCCTCCGTGGAAGGCCTGCTGCTGATGGACAGCCGTTTCGTCACTGGTGGCATGGGTGAGCAGCGTCTGGTCAACGGCCTGGTGGCCCGCGCTGCCGGCTTTGAGATTTACATGTCCACCGGCCTGGAAGACGTCATGATCGCCATGCGCTCCGAGGACGCCACCTTCGCCAACCAGATCACCGAAACCGAGGCATATCGTCCCGAGCGCAAGTTTGCTGATGCGGTCAAGGGCCTGGCCCTGTGCGGCGCCAAGGTGACCAACCCCGACGGCGTGTATAAGTTCAGCCTGACCTGAAACACCCGCTCCCTCACACCCGACCTGTCGCAGATGACCAAAGCGGAGCTGATGGCCTATGCGCAGGCACAGGGGATCGGCGGCGTAAGCATGACAATGCTCAAGGCGGACATGATTGCGGCGATTGAGGCCGCAGAAAAGGAGTAAGCAATGGCGATCAGCATGGAGCACATGATGCGGCGTGTCCGCAACTTTTTCCAGCGCGGATATGTGGAGGGCGCGTTTGACATCACGGGCAACGTGCTGACGCCTGCGCCCTCTGCGCCGTATGTGGCGGTTCGCGGCAGCGCGTATCACGACGGCGTGTATCAGTGCTGCAACGGATACTTGCAGAGCGTGCCCGAGGGCAAGCCGGACGAAACCTTCACCGGCGTGGTGTGGCTGCTGCACCCGCCCGACGATTTTGTGGCGCTGCATGAGGCGATCAACGCCTATGACGCCAGGAATCCCGTGGGCGCGATGCAATCAGAATCCTTTGGCGATTACAGCTACACCCGGGCAACGGGAGAAAATGGCTCGGCGGCATGGGACACCGTGTTCGCGCCCCAGCTCACGCCTTACAGGCGGATGTACTCGGAGGTGGATTGATGGCGCTGGAGGATTTCTTCGAGCCTTTTTTCACCCAGGACTATGAATCCGTGTCTGACGGCATGGGCGGGCTGATGAAGAAGTACACGGACAAGGAGAGAATCCAGGCCGGATGCTCCACGGAATCCAGTACGCAGGCCGAAATCGCCTACCGCGCCGGGACAAAAACCATCTACCGCATCACCGTGCCTGTGGGCGTTGTGCTCAGGCAGGGCGATGTGCTGCGGAGGGTACGGGACAACCGACTCTACCACGTGACCTCCGATTCCTCTGACCGTACCACGCCCGATGTGGCGCAGGTGCGGTTTTCGTATGTGACCGCAGAGGTGATCAAATGACCGCACTGCAAAACGCACTGTACGCCTTCTGGGCGTCTTTTGGCGTACCGGCCTGGAGCCAGGACACGGTGCCCGAGGATGCAGAGCTGCCCTATATCACCTTTGAGGTGGTGAGCGGCGACGCGCTGTCATCCACCATCACCGGCGCGACGCTCTGGCTGAGGGATCTGGAGGACGGCACCAGCGTGAACCAGCGCCGGGCCGCTGTGATGGATCGGATCGCCGAGGCTGTGCCCCCCTCGGGCGCAAGGCTGGACGCTGGTAAGAGCGGCTACCTGATGCTCTACCGCAACGGCGGCAACTTCCAGCGCAATGTGCAGGATCCGGAGGACCGCAAGGTCGTAGGCGGGCGCACGACGCTGGAAGTACATTTCTATCTGACTTAACGACATCAAAAGGATGTGATGAACCATGGCAGAGATGACGACCGGCCTGACTCCCCAGACCTTCGAGAATCTGCAGCTTAATGCCGGCTGTGTGGTGGCCGATGTGGATTTTTCGGCGGTTACGATATATTCCGCAGCCAAACAGGCCCTCGTGGCGGCAAAGGCTGACCCGACCAAGTGGCTGGGCGCGACGCGCGGAGGCGGCAGTTTCAAGAGCACGGCGGCTATTCGCCACATTGAGGCCGATGGCAAGCGCTCCGAATTCGTGGGCAGCTCCGTCAATGACGGCTGGACCATCAAACTGAGCGTCACGCTGCTGGAGATGACGCCGGAAAACCTCAAGCGTGCTTTCATGTGCGCAGATGTGGACACTGAGGGGCAGAAGACCTCCATCAAGATCCGGACGGCTATCGCGAATGAAGACTACATTCCCAAGCTGGCCTGGGTGGGCGACACCGCCTATGGTCTGATGGTGATCGAGCTGGACAATGCGCTGAATCTGGCTGGCGCAGTGATTTCCTTCACGGATAAGGGTGAGGGTACGCTGCCGATGGAGTTCACGGCGCACCAGGCCGATCTGGAAAACCAGGAGTACGCGCCCTTCCGTGCATATATCCTGAAAAAGGAATAAGAAGGGCGGCGGGAATGGACTTCTCGCCGCCTGTTTTTGATTCTATGGGAGGTTGATGAATCATGAAAATGGCTGAAATGAATACCGAACTCGGTTTCGACCTGATGGAAAAGCTGCTGCCCGATGTGGCGGCAATCCTGAGCGACGAAAAGGTGAAGACGCTCAAGGCGGAGCTTCGAAAGGATGGAAGCATCGCAATTGGCGAGGGCATGAACGCGATCCTTCCTCTGTTTCTGGGCAAGTACAGGAGAAACCTGATCCGCATGGCGGCGACAATCTCCGGCAAGAGCGAAAAGGAAATCATGGAGCAGCCAATGGGCGATACGCTGGCGGTGTTCCAGACCGGCGTGACGGATGATATGCTTTCTTTTTTCGCCTCGTGTCTGCGTATGGTGATGAGCGCCTGATCGTGACGCTATACAAATACCGGCCAGCATCGGTGAGAGCGCTGGCCGGTTTGGCGTATGCAGACAGGAAAAACGAGGCTGTCCGGGTGTATTTTGCCGATGTGCTGCGGCTTATTGCCCTCAAAGGCGCGGGGCAGGACGCGGAGCTGCCGACGCTGAGCGAATTCCTGGCTCCCAGAGACAACCGGTCCGCAGACGAGATTTGGGAGTGGCTCCTGTCAAGGCTCGATGAGGGCTGACCAATAGGCGTCGCTGGCGTTTTGCGCATACTGCAGGGCCTTTCCGCCGGAATCTGTAAAGGGGTGAACCTATGAACCTATTTGACCTGTTTGCCACGCTGAAGCTGAACAACAGCGAGTTCGAGGCAGGCATCCAGGGCGCCATCGAGCAGGGCAAGAGCCTGCAGGAAACGATTGACAACGTGGATACTGCGGCGCTGGATGAGGAAATCGCCGCGCTTGATGCGGACATCGAGACGCTGGAAAAAGATATTGATGACCTGAGCGGAAAGTCCACCCTTGTGCAGGGCGTAGTCGATGGCCTTGTAAACGCCGTCATGGAGCTGGTGCAGCAGGGTATCGAGGCGCTGTCCGAGTTCGCACTGGAATCGCTGGACATTGCGGCCGATAGCGGCACGGCGCTGGGAAACCAGCTCAAGCAGGCCCGCGAGGAGTTTTCGCTGACAACGGACGTCGTCAAGGACAAACTCGGCCAGTTCCTGGCCCCGGCGGCCACGGCGCTGACGAATTTTGGCGAAGCGCTGATGGGCGTAAACAAGGAAGAAAAGATCACTGCCCTCTTTGAGCAGCTGGACAGCTATGCTTTCCAGAACCTTCAGGCGGCTGAACAGTCCCTCAAGGGCATCTTTGGCACGTTTGAAAAGTTTGAGCCGCAGGAAGAGGCAGACAGCCTTTATGATATGGCTTCTGCGCTGGACTCCCAGATCGCCTACTGGGAAGAATACGGGCGCGTAGTGGAAAATCTGCGGGGCCGCGGCCTTTCTGATGACCTGTTGGCCGAGTATGCTACAGGTGAACAAAGCAGTTTGAAAACGCTGCAAACCTTCGCCAATGCATCCGATGCGGAGCTTCAGGCCATTTCTGACCGGTATGCAGCGGTGGAGGCTGCAAGAAACGAAGCTGCCGCAGCCATTTCCGCCGCACAGTTGGATGTGGACGCCACGGTGGATCAGATCACCGACACCATTGCAAGAATCGGCACGGAAGTGGATGAAGGCGAGACGATCAATGCCACCATGAAGGTCACGAACGGCATCATTAACACGCTTGCCGCACAGTATCCGGCCATTGCTTCCTGGGTAGACACGATCAATGCGAAGATGGGAACGATCATGTCTGGAATCAGCGTAGGCTCGAGCGGCATTTCCGTCAATGGATTCAACGGTAGCGGCAGGGCAGTGGGCATGGACTATGTGCCATACAATGAATTCCCTGCCTATCTGCACGAGGGCGAGGCCGTCCTCACCAAGGCCGAGGCGACCGCCTGGCGCCGGGGCGAGGGGCAGGGCGTCGCTCTGGACGTGGATTACATGGTCGAGCAGCTGGCAGACGTTATGAGCAGCAGGCCCCTGGCAATCAATGTGGACAGCAAGGCGGTGGCTGCGCTGATGGCAAAGGAAATGAGCCGATCCATCGGCAACCGCAATATTCAGACCCTGATGGGCATGGGAGGGTAAGGCATGAGTTACGTTGTTTTCCGCGGCGTGAGCACGGAATCCCTTGGCGTGTACATCGCCAAGGGCGGCATGCCGGATCATCGCAAGGCCCGGCAGAGGCATGCAGAATACGAAATCCCGGGGCGCGAGGGTGCAGTCCATATTGTGGACGGATATTCGCCTTATGACGTCAAGGTGTCGCTGCAGATGATCGCGGATACGCCCTCTGCGCGCCTGGCCATCAATGCCTGGGCAGACGGCACGGGCGACCTGTATTCCAGCGATAATCCAGCGCTTGTCTGGAAGGCGTCCGTGCTCAAGGAAGTGAGCTATACGCGCGCGGAATACGGCGGAAAAATGTTTGACAGGGCTACTATTACTTTCCGTTGTCAGCCGATCATGCGCGAGCGGGTACCCACAGTGGTGACGCTGACCAAGGCGGGCGTGCTGAGCAATAATGGCAGCGTCGACGCGCTGCCCAAGATTGTGGTCAAGGGCTCCGGCGAGTGCCGGATCAGCATCGGCGGAAACCTGATCACGCTGGAAAACGTGACGGCGGACGTGACGATTGACAGCGAGGCAGGGTATGTGTACGCATCCTCCGGCGCAGTGTCCATGACGGGCGAGTTCCCCGTTCTCCCGCTGGGCGATACGGAAGTTGCGTTTTACGGCGGCGTGACAAGCCTGGAAATCACGCCCAACTGGGGGTGGCTGTAATGGCTGGCGTGTATGTGTTTGACCGGGACGACGTGGATCTGGACACCACGGGCCTGGTCGGCGACCTGATGCCGCTGGAATGCAAATTCCACGAGGAGAAAAACGGCAAAAGCGTACTGACGATGTCGCTGTGCTACGACGAGCTGCACAAGTGGGCGGCGGTCAAGGTGGGCAGTTACATCAAGGCCATGGTGCCGGTGCGCGTCCCCCCTCGGATCGTCAACAGCACCTACATGACGGAGATTGTCACATACCGCGTCAAAAGCTCCGTTACTCAGGAATCCACCTCGTATGCGACGGTGTACGAATCCACGGGCATTGTGGATGTGGATGATGCGCGGCCTGAAGCCAAATCGCTGTTTTTTGAGTCTTATTACGACTCCGGCGGAGCTTCGGTGCCAGTCAAAAAGAAGGTCAAAGTCAAGAAGAAGCTCAAGGCCGGGTCTGAGGTGCAGCTGCTTGCCCAGGATGACGAAAAGTGCAAGATCTACAATGCCAGCTGGGGCACAGGATGGACGCTGGAAAGCAACCTGGAGCGCGTGACAAGCCAGCAGATCGGCGGCAATTTTGCGGGCGTGGAGAACGTAGCCGACGCTGTGCGGCTGCAGTACCAGCTTTTCCAGGTGACGCAGATCAATCAGACACTGGATCAGATGCATGTGACAGCCATGCACGTGTTCTACGAACTTCTTCCCACGGCGACTACCTATAAGACGGATGCCGGCGTTGGCGCGCCTGTTGCCATTGCCGGCATTTTTGACAGCATGGTAACGCCCGATGCACGATTTACCTGTCTGACGGACACGGGGGAGACGGCCGGCGCGCTGGACTGGGAGCGCAAGAATGTGGTGGAGGCGCTGCTGGATCCGGAGAACGGCCTGTGCGCCCGGTATGGTTTGAGCCTGATCCGCAATAACTACGATCTGTACGCGCTGCGAAACGTCGGATCTGACCGCGGTTTTGTGGTGGAATACGGCAAAAATATGCTTGCGGTGGACAGGACAGAAGATATTGCCAACGTCGTCACGCGCATTATCCCCTACGGAAAATCCGCCAAGGGCGAAATCGTGTATCTGGACGGGCAGATCTGGGTAGACAGCCCGCGGATCGGCGACTATGTCATGCCTCGCGTGGCTTATCTTGACTGTGCAGACACGGCTACGGAAAGCAACAGCATGTCTCTTTCCCAGGTCAAGGAAGAGCTTCGGCGGCGCGCGCAAGCGGAGTTCGATGCCGGATGCGACTTGCCTGAGCTGTCCATGACGGTAGATTTTCTTTCCTTGGGCGATACGGAGGAATACAAGCAGTACAAAGACCTGGACAAGGTTTATCTCTTTGACCGAATTACCGCCAGGGACAGCATCCGCGGGTATAACTACAACGCCGAAGTGGTGGCCATTGATCACAACGTGCTGACGCAAATGCTGGAATCTGTCACGCTTGGCAGCATCCAGAAGAGCTCCGGCGTGCGCAAGATTGCCACATGGCAAGTGCCGGAAGTGGACGGCGGCAATATCCGCCTGGAATCCATCGGCGCTGGTGTGCTGGCTGGCGGTGCTGTATCCGAGGAAAACATGCAGGACGGCAGCGTGTCCAGCAGAGTCATCATTGCCCGGTCTGTGACCACGGAAAAGCTGGACGCAGGAGCGGTGACGGCGGACAAAATCGAAGCCAGGGCCATCCAAACGGTGCACCTGGATGCCAATGCAGTGACAGCAGACAAGATTGACGCTGGCGCTGTGACGGCGGAAAAGATTGATGCCAAGGCTGTGACCACGGAGAAGATTGCCACGGGAGCCATTACGGCAGAGAGTGGTATCATTGCAGATTCGGCCATTGGCACGTCTCAGATTGCCGATGCGTCCATCACGGATGCCAAGATTGTTGGCCTGACAGCCAGCAAAATCACGGCAGGCACGATTGACGCAGAAGACGTGAACATTGTCAACCTGAAGGCGGACAACATCACCACGGGCACCCTGAACGGCATGGTGATTCCGGTGCTTGGCTCGGATAAACTGGCGGCTGGGGCAGTGACGGGTGAGAAAATCGCAGAAAAGGCCATCACGGCGGACAAGATTGTGTCCGAAGCGATTACCACGGACAAGCTGGCGGCCAATGCGGTGACGGCGAACAAGATCCTGGCCGGGGCGGTCACGACTGACAAACTGAGTGCATCGGCCGTCACGGCGGACAAAATCGCTGCGGGGGCTATCACCGTGCAGAAGGTGTCCTCCGATTTCGGATCCAGCCTGGATCTTTCGTCCAACGACAGCATCCAGCTTGCCGTGCAGAAGGTCAGCAAGCCCAAGGTGCAGTACCGGGAGCCGGATGATCCGGCCACGGGTGACATCTGGGTGCGCATGACGGACAGCCGCACATGGGAGACTGCCGGGGCAATGACCTGGGCAGAAGCCAAGGAAAGCCTTTGGGGCGAGATTGCCACCTCCGAGCTGCCCCAGACCTACATCTGGAACGGCACGAAGTGGATTTTGACCAGCGATGAAAACCTGGCTACCGAGGTGTCCAGGATCACCCAGACGCAGAGCATGATTGACCTGCGGGTGCAGACCATCGAAGGCTCCACGCCTGATGAGCTGATCAACAACGCTGTCACGATTGACAAGCGGGGCGTGAAGATCACGGGCGGCGAGGTGGACATCCAGGCGGGCAGCAGCCTGCGGATCCGCTCGGGCGGCGTGTTCACGCTGGAAAGCGAAGACTTCAGCGTGGGCGAAAACGGCGATGTGAGCATGAAGAATGCGGTGGTGAGCGGCAATCTGAGTCAGGACGGCTACAGCGTCCTCACCCGCAGGAATCTGATCATCAGCAGCACGGAACCCGCAGGCAAGCCGGACATGGTATGGGTGAAGCCTGTATCCAATGTGGCGCTGACCTATGCTTACGGCATTGCGGAGAACACCTCCTTTGAGGATTTCAACACGGCAAAGCAGATGGCGATTCAGGGCAGCCCTGCCACGGCCACGGCGGCCACGGCCTACCGCTACACGCTGTCCATCCCCTACAAGGTCACGGGCAGCGCTACCCAAACCCGCTATCTGACGGCGAGGATCTCAAACCCCGGCAACAGCGCCCAGGTGGTCACGTTCACGGCGGAGCTGTCCAATGTGAAGGGCTTTGTGGGCTTTGCGGAAATGACGGTGGAATCGCCCTACTGGCTGGGCACATTGTCGGCGGTGAACCTGCAAATGGAGCTGCTGGCATACAGCACAAGCCAGGACTACGACTACCACAGGATCACTCCCGGAAGCATCCAGCTTATCTGCGTGGCGGCAGGATCGGCCAGCAGCGGATGGAGCGCGGCGGAAGTGTATGTGTATCAATAAAGGAGCGTGATGGAAGATGGCAACGACTACAAGCAATCTGGGTTTGACCAAGCCTGACTATACGGATGCGGCGGACGTGGGCGTGCTGAATGGGAATTTTGATCTGCTGGATCAGGCGATTGCAACAGACCGGGTGAACAATGTGCGGCATACGAACGTGCATAATCTGTTGGATAACTCGAACTTTATGAACCCGGTGAACCAGAGGGGACAAGACAACTACACAGGCATTGGATACGCCATCGACAGGTGGCGAACGTGGGATGATACTGCGGTAGTGGTCGTGCGAGATGGCTACATTAGCCATGATAATTCACTGTTTCAATATATACCTGGGCTGAAAAAGGATCAGACATATACATTGGCCGTTTGTAACTCGAGCAATGTTATGTTTGTTTACTCGGGGAAGCCGGAGGATCTTGGCGGAACGGCTGAAATAGCTATTCACTATGATCCTGGCAGCGACGTTGTGGCAGTTATCATTTCAGGAAGCGTATGGGGTATTAAGTGGGCCGCCCTCTACGAGGGCGAATACACTGCCGAAACCCTGCCGCCGTATGTGCCGAAGGATCATGCGCAGGAGATTGTAGAGTGTCTGCAGTACTGCTATGTACCGTCAAAGGATGATCTGCTGGTAAACGGCACAGCTATTTCGACCACGACGGTGCGTTTCAGGATACCCACAGCCGTGCCCATGCGAACGAAGCCGACGCTGACATTGGGAAGCATTAGTTGGCTGAGATCCGGCGGAACGTCCATAAGCTCTCCGGCCATATCTTCGACAAGCTGTGTTTTGCGAAATGGGCAGATCGAAATCAACATCACTTTCAGCAGCGCCATTTTAACTGCGTATCAGTCTTACTCGGCGCAGCTGTCTGGCGGCATTGTGCTGTCTGCTGACCTGTAAGGAGGGATGAACATGGTATTTGAAATGCAGCCCCACGGGGTATACGTCCAGACGGACGCAGAAAACCGCATTACTGCCGTCAACTCCGATGCTTTTCTCCCTTCCCTGGACGGCTGGGTAAAGATTGACGAGGGCCACGGTGACAAGTACCACCACGCCCAGGGCAATTACTTCCCGCTGCCCCTCATGGACGAACGGGGGATTTACTTCTACAAGCTGGTGGACGGTGTGCCGGAGCAGAGGACGATGGAGGAGATGGAGGCGGACTATGTGCCGCCCGTCCCTGCCCCCTCTGACAGCGAGCGCATCAAGGCTATGGAAGAAACTCTGGCGGCCTACGAAGCGGCCTATGCGGAAGGGGTGAATGAGGCATGAGCACCAAAATGATGGACGTATTCCGCAGCCTTGGCCGCAGCGATGCGCTGGCACTGCGAAAAGAAGCTGCCGACATGACCGGCACGCAGATCATCGACCGGGAAGCGGCTATCCCCGCCTTTGATCCGCAGAAGGATTACAGCAACTATCCTGTGGGCGCTCCTGTCGCCGACGGCGGCCAGGTGTGGACGCTGATCCAGCCCTATAACGCGGCGTACTACGATGGAAGGCCTGCGGATCTCCGGGCGCTGTGGGGCTTGGCTCACACCACCAACCCTGCAAGGGCCAAGGCCTGGGTAGAGCCTCTTGGCACCAGCGGCATGTACATGAAGGGCGAGTGCTACAAAGATACGGACGGCGTGGTCTGGCGCTGCCTTAATGATAATGTAATCCACCCCGCCAGCGCTGTGCCTGATTATTGGGATGCTGTTGAGGAGCAGAAGAAGGAGTGACGCCATGAACATCTTTTGCGTGGATCATCTCCCGCGCGAAATTCCCGTGGGCTACCAGACGGAGCACGGCGTGGAGCGCGTGGGCTTTGACGTGTCCACATGGATCAGGAAATGGCCGGAGATGGGCTTCCAGCTCTGGGCCAGTGTGCCGGGGACGGATACGTCCTACCCGGCCAAGAGCACCCGGGAGGGCAATATCATTTTCTGGGATGTGGGTCTGGCGGACACGGCTGTCGCGGGTCGGGGCGTGGTGGAGGTCGTGGGCCTGGCGGACGGAGTGAAGAAGATCGCCCGCGCGGACACGCTGGTTCGGGCCTCGACCACGGCAGAGCCGGGCGACGTGCCGGATGTGCATCAGCCCTGGGTGGATCAGGTGCTGGACGCGGCGGTGAGGGCCGAGGAAGCGGCTAAGCGGGCCGAAGCGGCAGAAGGCGGCGGTATTTCCTTCGAGGTCGACGAAACCCTGACGCTTGCCAACGGCATCCTCAGTGTCAACACCGCTGACGATGTGGAGAAGGACAACACCTTGCCTGTGACCTCTGCGGCGGTGTATGCGGAGGTCGGGAACATCAACGCACTGCTGGAAACGATCTGAAAGGGGATAAACCATTATGAGCACTCAGACAGAACTTACCCGAATCCAAACCGCCCGAAACACCATCCGAACCAAGCTGGTTGACCTGGGCCTTGCGACTTCCACCTCCAAGCTGGATGCGCTGGCTACGGCGGTGGAGGGTATCAAGAATAATGGCGCTGTGTCGGCCCAGGTGCAGGAGGGCGAGAGCTACACGATTCCGGCAGGCTATCACAATGGCTCCGGCACGGTATCAGGCGTGAGCGGCGGCGGCAACTACGCCCTGCAGGAAAAGAGCATCACGCCCACCAAGCAGCAGCAGAGCGTGACGCCTGACGCGGGCTATTATGGCCTGTCCGGCGTGGTGGTCGGTGCGATTCCGAGCAATTTCAACGATACCTCGCCCGTGACCGCTGGCGCGGCGGATGTCCTCGCCAATAAGGTCATTGTCAACGCTGACGGTGAGACTGTGGCTGGTACGATGACCAACAATGGTGCGGTGAGCAAGACCCTTGACACCAGCACCACCAGCTACACCGTGCCCAAGGGCTATCACTCCGGCGCTGGTACGGTCAAGATCAGCGTGGAAACCAAGACGGCTACGCCCACCACGTCCAGCCAGACCATCAAGCCCAGCACGGGCAAGGTGCTCTCTCAGGTCACGGTGGCGGCGATCCCGGCGAACTATGTGGACACCACCGATGCGGATGCTGTGGCGGCTGACATCCTTGACGGCAAGTTTGCCTATGTGGATGGCGAGAAGGTTGAAGGTACTATGGTCAATAACGGCGCGACTGGCGGCACGATTGACGGCCTGAGCGTGACCAGCATGACCATTCCTGCGGGCTACACCAGCGGCGGCACGGTGAGCCTTGACAGCACGATTGAAGAAGCCCTTGCGGCGATCTGATAAGGAGGAGCGGCACATGGCGAAAAAGGTCTATCTGCACAAGGAAATCCGGGCAGAGCTTGGACTTGACCCGGGATATACCTATGATGAGCACGGGAACCTGGTTCCCTATGTGCCGCCCGAAAAGGAGGAAAAGCAAGATGAGCGTACAGACGCAGATTGACCGCATCAGCACCGAGGTCAGCGCCCAAGAAACCCTTCTCGACCAGGCGCTTGCAGCGATTGCGAACAAGGCGGCTGGCGGGGGCGGGGGTGGCTCGGTGGAGACGTGCACGGTGACAGTCGGAGGTAAAGCCGTTTATAGCGCTATAACAAATCTTTTCATCCAATATGTGACCTTGAATAGCAACGGTGAAATTGAAGTAGAGAATGAAACGCTGGAAATCACACTATCCGCAGTAAATGAAACTAACATCACTGTTGTAAAGGGAAGTATGGTAGTCGTTGAAGAAATCGGCGCTGCGGGCATGGGATTGAGCAATGCAGAAGCAACAAACGCAGAGCTGCTCAGTTTTTATTGGGCTGCTGTTTTTAAGGTGTCCAGCGCAAATGCTGTTCTCTATGTGGAATGGTGGAAAGGAGGTGCGCCCATGTCCCTAAGCGGCAACACAGCAAAAATCACCGAGCTTCTCAGCAAGATCAACGCTCTGCCCGAGGCCGGGAGCGGGGGCGGGTCGGGGGGCAGCGTGGAGACGTGCACGGTGACTGTAACTACTGAAAGTCAAAGATTGGTGGGCTACTTATTTTCAACCTATGTGAATGGTGCGGTAGGTAGCAACTCTTATTTGTCTCTGCACAGCATCCCCATAGAAGAACCGCTTGTTATAGAAAATGTTATATGCGGGTCGTCGTTCTTTATCAAAGATAAGGGTGATATGTTTGACGGCGCAACAATAACAGGCGGGGCGGAAATGCTAACATATTATGAATATGATATTTGTTTTCAAGCCCCTGCAAGTGCGGGTGAATGCACTATACATCTTAAGCAAGATTAAGGAGGTATACCATGACCCGATACTACATCAGCGACCCAACCGCTCCCAAGGGCTTTGTGGAGCTTACCTACGAAGAATGGCTTGCCCTGCACGGCACTGACGAAGCCGCTCCCTACGCATCCAAGGTCTACCGTGGGGAGATCACGCTTGACGATGTGCCCGAGGACATCCGGGAGGAAGTCGAAGCCGTGGTAGC